ATACAGACCACCAACCAGAGTCTTTTTGTGACTCAGCAGCCGATCCACCGCTGACAGGCCGGCAAATTTCTCTGGCAACTCCACTTCAGCGATTGCGTTATACCACTTGGCATTTCCGAACGGAACAACCATGTCGTCGTCCAAAGTGAACATCCAATCACAGTCTGAGTCCAGAAACTTCTCGGCAATCTTGTTGCGGGTGTGGACCACGTAGGCGTCCCCGAATTGAAGGCAGGTCGTGGATGCACGGCGCCCCTGCAACCGCTGAACGCAGAAGGATGTAATCGGATGCGTGAACTTATGCCACGGCTGGGCGAAGAAAACTTTTTCGTTTGCCGTGGCCATGTTGACTACCCGCTGCCCCGGAGGGACCGCGGGCAATTCAACGCCCGAAGTTGAATCGCGCTCCATGTTTATGCTGCGGCGCCTGCCGCGAGTTGCTCTTTGCGCAAGCGTTGCAACGCGTCCTTGGCTGACTCGTTCACATTCAGCGCCGGGGGCGCAACTGGGCGGATTCCTGCCGCCGGGGCCGCGGAAGTGGCCAGACGGGTCTTGGACGCTGACGTGAGACGCTTGATTGTTTCGTTCGCCTGATCCAGGTCCTTCTGAACCCGGGTGTAATCCTTGGCCACGACTTCATGTAAATTTTGGAGCCGGAAAAGCTGGGCCATGCCCGTAATCATCGCCGCCCGCATTACGGGGGTGTCGTTCTGCAAAGCCTCGGCGATTTCCGAGTTGATCTTCGCCGCGTAGGCGTTGTGGTCCTTCGCCTTCTTCTTGTCCTCCACGGAAGCTTTATCATCCACCGGGACGGGTTGCAGCCAACCTATTTTAGCGACCATCCCGTCCAAATGTTGCTTTGTCTCGTGAGTGTGATTCTGGCCCCCCGTGACCATTTCCTGTTCCCGCGCCGCCATGTATTCCTTGACGTTCTTCTTGGCGGCGTCAACCGCGACGCCCTTGTCATAGCGGATCATTTCCGCTTCAGCGAGTTTGGCTTCGACCAGCCGGCGAACCACCGGATCATTGACCGAGTCCAAAATTGGTTCCATCTTCACTTGATCCGGCCCGCCGAGACTCTTGATCTTCTCAACGATTTCCGGCGTGATGTTCGGAGAGCGGCTCAATTGCGCATACACGAACGCGTGTGCTGCGGCCAGCTTGGTGTCGAATTCTTTGAACTTGGGATCCAGATCCACGTCCAGCTTGGCGCGAAACTCCCGCAGCGCGGTCAATTCCTGCTCAACCTCTGCGGTCAACGGCTTGGAAGACGCCGCCTTGGCTTCCTCCAATTCAGCACGCGCCTCAATAAGCTGCTGGTCGCGTGCGCGGATCTCCTGCGCCGCCCGCGTCTTGATGGCGTCGAACGCGGTAGCGGATTTCACGCTAGCATTCGGCGGGAGGCTGGGAGCCCCCTTGAAAATTTCGTCAGCCAGCTTCTTTTCCTCCGCGAACTTCGCGACTTGCTCGGCCTCCGTCTTTTCGCGCGCGATTTTCTGCTCGTCGGTTTCAGTCGGCGCTGTAACTGCCGGGACGACTTCCGTGGTGACTGCCGGGGTGACTGCCGGAACGACTTCCGGGGTGACTGCCGGGACGACTTCCAGTTCATCTACTTCGGGCGCGTTCTTTTTCGCTTCCGCACGCAACGCGGACAGAGCCGCTTTGGTGTTGCCAACGTCTTCGCCGGCTGGGATGCTGGTGTGTATGTCCAGACCTTGACTTTCCACTTTGAGGATAGCTTCTGCGTTGGCTTTCTTGATTGCTTCCGCATTAACGGAAGGGTCGAGGGGTTGGGTAGGGATTGGTCCAGTTGCCATATTTTACTTGGGGTTGTTAGGGTTTATCGGACGGTGGATTGTTATCGCGCAAGGACCGGCCATCGGTCCACTGCGTGTCATCATGGAGGTTGGGGTAAAGGTTTGCGCTCTGTTCCTCGGGCGGCGCTGCCTCAACCACCGAGAGCGTCAAAAGAGCGCTGACGGCGGTACCGAAGCCGCGGACCTCGCCGCTGCGAATCAAAATCGAATTGAGGTCACCGCCCGCCAAAAGGATAGGTGCGGACTCCAAAACCTTCGGAAGCAGACGTTGACCGGTGCGGGTTCGGAGAAACTGGGCGAGAATCTCGCGATCCTCTTGCAGATCCCATTCGACGGGTGAGTTATCAATCATGGGGTGTTTTTTGGGGGGTTATACAACCACTCCCTCCGGGAGCGGCGCCTCAAGTGGCGGCCCCTCCGGTGGAGTAGAAAGTGCGCCGCCTTCGTCGCCCGGGACTGAGCCCTGGGCTCCAGCGGCAAGTTGTTCGGCCTGTTGGTCCATCAGCTTCATCTGCGCAAGGATGGGCCCGGCGTTCTTGACCAATTCGATTGCGGGCTTCAAGGCTTCCTTGTCGGCGCCTTGCTGCGTCGCGTAGTTGACGTGTTCGGAAATGTGCCCGATGATAGCCTCTAAGGCCGGCGTGGCCGCGTTGCCTTGGAGGATCTCTTGAGCGAGCCCCTCCGCCGCCGGCATGATAACCTCCAAGTGCATCAAATGGTTGTCGCGCGGGGACACCGGCACCGGCTGCCCGTTAGAAAGCAGCGACAACTCTAGCAACTGGACCCGCTGCTGTTCGGCAGTTTCGGCGGGATCACCTTCCTTCAAAATCAAACGCTCCACGTATTCCGCGCCAAGGCGAGCGGTCGTGTCTTCCACTTCTATCGCCCGCTGGTTGTAAATCGGATTACCACGCTTCTCCGCGCAAAAGGCAGAAACCTGCTGCCGTTGAATCGGCGTCAAGTCCATCACAGTTCCGGCAACCGGCTGTGAAGATAACTCGTTCAGTTCTTCGCGCGTCAGAAAAAGCAGCATTTCTTTTTGGAATGCCTTCGCTTCGTCGTCCGTCGTGTCCGCGTCGCACAGGCGCCGGATCATCATCCCGATCATGTCGGTAAACTGGTTCAAAAATCGTACGATCTTCGCGTCCTTGCCTTCTTCCTCGCGATTGGCGTACAGGTCAACCTCGGCCTTTGTAACCCGGTCCCCTTGGAAGGTGCGCGGGGAAACGGAGCCGATCAGTTGATCCACCAACATTTGAAAATAGGCATCCAGCTTCAGGAAGGATTCAATGTTGCCGTCCACTTTCTGCTCAATAAAAGTCCAGCCCGCCGGGACGATTACCATTGCCCCGATGACGGACATGCGAAAACGATGCAACTGCTTGAAGTCGCCCTGCACGAAAGTCTTGCCCGACAGAATCCCGCGATCCACAACTTCATTGCGCATCCGGTCCTGCATCCCCGCCAACTCGTAAATGTCCCGCCCGATTCCCTTGGATCCGTGCAGCCGCTTGTTGCCCTTCTGCAATGAGTAGAACACCATGCAGTCCTCCATCGAATTGAACCGATCCGGGTGTTCAAAAAGCAGCGTGGTCTTGTCCGGGGCGACAGTGTCCCCAGCCAAACGATAGTGAGAAACTTTTCCGGTGACTTCCCGCACCAGCAGCGTATAAACGTTGATGACGCTGGCGCCCGCCATGTAAGACGAGCCAACGGTCAATTCGCGCTGCGCGTTCTGATACCAGAGCTCCTGCGTTGAGGAATTGGTGAGTTGGTCCCGCAACTGCGCGGGGGACGCCTTGTTGATGGCTTCAATCGTCGGCTGAACGTTCCAGCCAACCGCTTCCGCGGCTTCACTGTCCTCAACGTAGGCAAACAACTCATGGGGGAGGTAAACCTCTTTCAGGACCGCAACCTGCGCTTTGGACGCGGATTGCTTGGTGCCATCGGGAATATAAAGTTCCTCGAAGGAAAAGTGCGACGGAAACCACGAAAATTGATCCAGACACGCCGCGAGCGTGTAGCCGAACAGCGCATTGTCCAAACTGATGTCCTCAATCAGCGTGGTCCAGCCTTTCTTGCCCCGAATCAGCGCGGTTGCCTTCGATTGAAATTTTTCGGACTTTTCCGCCGCGTTGGCCCACTTCTCTGCGGAAAGCTTGGAATTGGTCAGATACTTCAGCCCTTGCACCGATTCAACGAATCTAGGCGCGACTTTCTCGATCATCTGCGCGAGCGGCTTGGTTGTGAAGTTGGACCGCCAAGCGAGGCCTTCTTCCTTCAATTTCTGGGCGCTGTATGGACGTTCCGCGTTATACTTCGCCATGATCCGAGACGCCACGGTGTGCCGGTCAGAATTTGCCGCCGCCAGCGTGGTGAGGATGTTTTGGGCCATGCCAACATCCTTAATTGCCCGCCGGGTAGGTTCCCCCTTCGTATTGATCTCGGGGGACTGAATCAGACCACCTAATTCACTAAATTTCGTGTTGGCTGGCGTTACCGCGCGCTCCGGAAGTTTTTCAGTTATCATGGATCCACTTTTCTCCAAATTCGCTCCCAATACCCGACCGGGCATCGCTCCGTGTTCAACGCAATCTTGGCGTCAAGCAGACAGGTGCATAGCTGACACTGAAACCCTTCCGGGTTGTGAACACAGCTGGAGCAGCGCTTGTACCGGTATTTCATCTCCTTCGGGGTTGCCATAATCGCATACCCACGCCGTTTAGCGTAGGCCACTACCAGCAGCGCCCAAGCTAGCTTGAATGGATTCGGAAATGTCATGTCGGTCGCATAATCTTCTTCCAACAATGTGCGGGTAGCGCATCATTGTCAATCCGCTCTTGGTCCAGCCAAACGAACGAGGCGAGGTCCACCCCTAACACCGCGCACCCGCCCAGCCGGCCATCAAAATGCAACTTGCCTCGAAAAATGTTCGCCCGGTAGCCTTCCACGGCTTGCTTGCACGCTGCGCAGGAGTTTACCCCCAGCCCATTGTTCTTCGGGCACGCGGCGCACACGTCTGCCCGCTGTTTGGCTTCTTCCGCACTGACCGTGTTGATTGGCCCTTGCTCCTGATGCTTCGACAACTCATAGAGCCATCGAAGTACCCGCGCCTTCAACGGAGTAGGCGGTTTTGGCCGATTCGCCGGGGCTTCCTCGTGGCACAGCCGCGGATTACGTTGACAAGCCTGGGCCATGACCTCTTGCAGCACTTTTCCCGGGGTCAAGCCCTTCAGCTTGCGGTATTCCGTCACTTTCGCAATTACCTCCCGCCAGTTTTTCGCCCGGTGGATCGAACTGTCCGATTCCTTGAAAAAGTAGCCGTCCTTCGGATACAGATTAGAATTTATACGTTGCATCATACCTCCAGAACGTCCGTCGTGCTCGCGGCGTCGAACCGAGTGCCGTTTTCCAGTACGTCGCCGTCCCACCATTCATCGTCCCCGGGATTGAACCCCGCATTGCCCTCGCCGCCCATGCTGGGCACAAACTTGTGTCCCATGCGCGCGGCATGAAGGAAAAGAGTCAGCGAATCTTCTTCATCAGGAGATTCCTTCGCCAGACGCATCTTGTAGTCCTTCTTTGACTCCACTTTGCGCCGGCCAGCGACAACCCGAAACCTTCGGTTCGTCATCTGGTCCGTCAACTGGGTCATGTCAATCGCTGGGTTGATTAGTAGCACTTGAAACTCCAGCCAAGCCGCTAGAGCGAACTGAAGTTCTGAATCTACCCGGTCAAATTCCTCCGCCGCGGTTTTGGTGTCTTCCTCCATGATCTTCAAGTTCGTCGGACCGGAAGAATAGTTCACTCCCTGAACCAGAGTGCTCCATTCCGACTTCATCAGATCATGCACCCCCGCCCCGTTGCCCGTCCGGTCAACGCACAGCATTTCCGGGCGGATCCCCAGCTTCTTAGCTATGTCCGTCAGGGAGCGCGCGGTCGCAACTGTGTCCCCCCGGGATAGAGCGACCTGTTGGTCCAACTGCAACCCATAGCGGGGCACAAACATGCCGGAGCGGGTCTTGAAAGTGATTGTGCGGCCCGCGGGAAACTCAATGGATGGCGGAAACTTGATCCCCGAGGCCTTCCCGAACCGACCGTAAGAAAATATCGCTTTCGCCCCGCCCTCCAGGGCCAGATCCGCGCCGCCCACGGTGTTAGGCTTCTCCATCCAGACAAATTCTCCGCGCGCCCGCGCCACAATAGCCGGACTGACGATTGTGGCCTCGACTCCATGCTGCGGGTAGGCTCCCCGGCCCATCGAAAGGTAGCCAGCCGAGTGAATGCCCCCGGCATTGGTCGCGATCCGGCTCAAGCCGGGCTTGGACTGCAACCCGGGGTAAACTATCTTGTCCTGGACCACGTTTTCCGACTTTTCCCCGTCCAACCGCAGCACATGCCAGCCTCTTTTCGAGATCCATTCATAGTGTTTGTCAACATCGAAGTCTTTCCAGCCAAAAGTAGGCTCCGCGCGCGTTCCGACCTCGTCAGATTGGTTCGTAGGGTTGTAGGCGCCGAAGATTTTGAGCCCCGCGGTGTCAACTTGGTCCAAATTCGAGAGGACATTATCAATGTCGGACCAAACGCCAGCCGGAACGTTCTCGATTTCGTCCAAGAACACAAATAGCCGGCTCAATTCCCCAAAAATTGGGTGCGGAGTCTGCCGCGGCTTGCGTTTTGTGCCTTGAAGCCGTCCGGCCTTCTTGACCTTGCCCACGGGAATAACCAGACCCTTGATGGAAGACACCAAATTACGACGACTGAGCCCGATGAACAGACTTCCGATTTCTCCGGGAAGTGGAAGTGAAGACTGTTCGTGCAAACTGACCAAGTGTGAAAACAAATTTGTCTCCAGATGGTCCTCGGAAGGGCCGATCAGCCGGATTGTAGTCCATAGCGGGTCGCGCAGCCACTCCAAAAACAGCCGGACGCCCATGCC